CGTAGTTATAGTACGTGAATAACTTCAACATTCTTTCTAATCCTGTGTAATCTACGTTTAAATCAACGTCATCATCTACGCTTTCTTCGCTGTTGTTGTATGTTTCTATTACACTTTTGCGTGGGTCTACGTAAACAACACCATTCAATAAATGGTCGTATTTAGTGCCGCTTGTTGGTGTTGGTAATGTTGCGCCAAACTTCATATACAAGTCATGTCCTAACAAATCTTTTAGAATCTTTTCTTGAACTTCTGCAATGTAGTTATCTATTTCGTCCTCTGTGAAGTTGTTCACAGCTAACTTAACCTCATTTACAAAGTCTGTGTTCGCTAGTATGCTTGTATATTGGCTCATCTTTTTTCTTTTGTTGCGAGTGGTGGAATCGAACCACCGCCCTGCGGATTATGAAACCGCTGCTCTTCCTCTGCGCTAACTCGCTTTAAACCTTAATTACTTTTGTGGCAATACGTATCCGTATAATTTACCAGCCATTGTGCCAGAACCAGTCCAGCTTAAACGGTAGTATCTATATGGTGCACCTGTAATAATAAAGAACTTGCTATTAACTGAAACATCAGTACAAGATAAAGTGGCAGAAGCGCCACTAATATAAGATGTATTTACAGTTACATAGTTAGTCCCATCATTAGAACCTTGTACTGTTACAGTTCCCGCGATTGTGCCAGATGTTTTAGTACATACCGCTTGAATAGTAACGTATTCGTATTGATTTTTTAATTGTAATGATACAGTACCGGTACCGCTATTGGTTACAGTTGTTCCTGCGGTAGTCATGCTGCTAACTGTTCCTTTTTCTCCTACTGTTTGAGCGTATAGATACCCATTAATAGAACCTGTTAACGTTGTAGAACCTGTGAACACTACTTTATATTTACGGTATGCGTTATTGTCAACAATCCAAATAAATGAACTAGTGCCACTCGCTGCCATAGCTAAAGTGTCTGTACCAATCTGTTTATAGTTTGAACCGTCTAACGACCCGTATAATTCAGCTTTACCAGCAGCGGTACCACTAATACGAGTGAATGTAGCGTGGATAGATACTGATTTAGCGTAGTTGCTAACTGTGTAATAAACACTATCAGCAGTTGTGTTAGTGATTGTATCACCGCTTCCAGTCATAGTAATAACATACTGTTGACCGTTCACAGCGAAAGCACACACTAAACAAACTAAGAATATTAAATTTTTCATCTTACTTTTTTTTAGATTTAGATTTTTCCTTTTTTACTTCTGCTTCTTTTTTCTCCACGTCCTTAGCATCTTTATACTCGACATAACCCATTACAACAAGTTCCTTCGCTGTTCTTAACGGCAAATTTAACTCTGAGCCATCTTGTATCTTTCCGCTTGGGAATGAATCACCGAAGCCTTTTTTAACTACTACTTTAACTTTCATAAGTATTTATTTAATAAGAGGAGAGCCGAAGCCCTCCCCTAATTTATTTATGCAGTTTCAAGCGCTGCCATATCGGTAGCGAAAGTACCAGTTACGAAAGCTGTTCTATCGTTGTTCTTAACGAAGCAAACACCTCTCCACTCAGCACGAACTGTTTTGTAGTTTTTCACGAAGTTATCAGAGTTTAATCCGATTTCAACAGTTACAGATTTTTTATCCCATACCATTGCTTTAGTGAAGTCACCAATCAAATACGTACCAGCAGTTACTAAAGTAGTTTCAATGATTTGGATACCATCCATCAACAAAGTACCACCGATGTTAGATAATCTTTCGATGTATCTCTTATCAGTAGAAGATACTTTAGCTACTTTCAATTTAGTAACATCTGTTGGGTGCATCATGATAGCGTTTGGCGCATCTTGATTAGCAATTTTGATTTGGTTAGCAGCAACTACCAATACATCTACTTCGTTTGCATTGTCAATTGCAGCAGCAAATGAACCAGCAGCGAAAGCAGTAGCAACAGTTTTGATACCATTCAAAGCAGGTGATACACCAGAACCAGAATAACAACCTAACTCGATTGCTTTCAATAATTCTTTTCTCAACTCTGTATCAATAGCAGAAGCCATTTGCTCAACATCTTCCAACATCTCATCAGTTACAGTAATGTAAGCAGTAACTTTCTCTACTTTTTGAGAACCTACCAATAAATCGAAGTCGATTTGATTTTTAGCAGCAGCCTCAGCAGTTGAGCCAGCAGTACCGTCTTTATTAGCTTGGTAAACCCATGACACTAAGTTAGAAGATACAGAACCTCTGCTCACTAAGTCCAATAATCTTGGAACTCTTGAAGGGTAGAAGTTGATACCTGCGATACGTTGTGCTTGTGGAATCTCACCAGTTACGTTACCGCTAATGCTCATGTCACCTGCTGATTTGATTTCAAACTTAACATTCGCACCGTTTTCTTTGATAGCTTTGATAGCATCAGCTTTTTCAGCAATTTGCTCTCTCAATGATTTCTCAGATACAGGCTCTTGTTTAGAAAGTTTTTTCAACATAACACCTTGCGCTTCTAAAGCTGCGTTAAGTTGTTTAAGTTGATTGTCTTTCATTGCATTAAAAGCATCTTTCAAAGCCTCTAATTCAGTTGAATTAGCTTTAGTAGCTTCTTCGATTTCTTTTCTTGCTTTTTCGTTGTACTCGTTGTACAATCCTGCTAACTGTTCAGCTTCCATTCCTTTTAGAGCCTCAATAGTTAGACTTTTTTCTTTTAAGAAATTTTCAAATTTCATTGATTTAATAGATTTAAGTAAAACATTTTTTGTGCGAGTTCCTTTGCGTTCAGATTTTCGTTCGGCTCTTCTGTTCGCAAAGTGTCTTTCACAGACGGCTTTACTTCTTTGAGTGAATCTATTAACTGTTGGATTTGCTTGAATCGGAACTCTAATCCTTCAAGCCTTTCATCAGTACCTTTGCCATGTCTTAACGCTTTTTCAAACGATAGACACATATTATTAAGCTTTTCAGCTACATTATCATAACTTCCTAATCCTTTTGCTACATCAATAACTGGCGTGAACTCATTAGCGCCAAATGTAACACCTGACACTTCCCACAATTTAACCTCAAATATCTCAAAGGTTGTTTCATCAATCTTCTTAATTTTATCTTTTACGTAGTTAAAGCCTATTGAATGCTCTCTAAGAATCTCATCTTGGTAATCTCTTAAAGCATCTTCGCCTTTAGTTGAAGTGCCTAATTTAGAAACTACAAACAGTCCTTTTGAATCTTCGCTAATCTCTTGTATATTTCCTATTTGATGTTCCCAATCATGGTTACGCAAGTGAGCAATCTTTCTTCCTACTGAATCAGCTCCACGCTCTTGAATAGACTTTTTAAAAGCACCTTTCTTTATTATATCTCCATCACTATCCTTTACGTCAAATGTAGATGCGTAGAATTTAACCATACGGCTACCTTCGTCAATATCGCTTACAGCTAAGTCTAAAGTCTTAACCGCATACTTTTTATTTAATCTTACCTCTACGCTCATATTTCAAAAGTATAAAATTTTTCGATTTGTTGTTATTGCGAAATATTATTTTGTTTTGGTTGACTTTGTTTTGGGATATCCATTTCTGGAATATCTAACTTATCATACCCCATTATTTCCCTTCCTTCGTTTGGTGTGTACACTCCTGCTTCAATCATCATCTTAACTCTATTAGCCATCTCTGTTAAATCAACTTGCAGCGCTTTAACGTCATCTAAGCAGAATTCAATCTTGTACGTTTTACCATCTTGCTTATTATATGCAGGTACTAGCCATGTATTTAAAGCATTCTCAATATCTTTAAGCATTGGAATAATAGCATTATCCCACATTGCCTTTTCTGCTTCCTTACGATTGCTATACGTTTTATTCTCTGGGTCATTTAATAAAGAGCTATCTACACCGTAAACATTACATATCGCTCTTAGTGGTATAATACCTAGTTCAACAAGTTTCAAGTCTGCTGGTGACATTCCAATAGGTACAAAAGACAAATCACCATTAGTTAAGATAGGAGTACCAAACTTCTTAGCGCCTGCGTACTTCTCTCTAAACTTAGCGTCCATTTCGCTTTTAGTGGCTTCGTCTATCCTTACATTGCTTTTGCTTGTAATGATACCCATTGCACCTCTATTCTTTAATATAGATGCATTTGCCTCCCATTGATTCTTGCTAGTAATAACAGCGTTGTAAGCTGTTCTAATCGGGCTTACTCCATACATTCTATCATATGAATTGCCTACGGGGTTGAAGTTCTTAATATGCTTAACCTCGTTTACATCGAAGCTGCTTATAATTTCGTCCTTAACAATATACCCTCTAATTGGCTCTAATGTGCCTCTAACTATCTCTACCTTGTCAGACGGCAAAACATTAATTTCTTTGAAGGCTTCGCCAAAACCTATAGCCTGTGTTCCTGCCAAGTAACCGTTACCAGTAAGTAGCTTGTACGCTGCAAGGTGTTCAACTAATTCATAAAACGATTGTGATTGATTAGGCTTTAACATTAATTCGTTTAACGCTGTTCCTTTCGCTTCTTCCTTCTCGCCTTTTTTGTTGATAGTGTATAGTTCCCATTCAGCCATACGCATTGATGCAAGTATCTTATTGATGACACTATAAACATCATTTGAAGTAGCGTATGTTTCTTCTAATAGCTTTGAATCATTACCCGATAAAATAATACTTCCACCCATTCCAATAATTGAAGAGTCGGTGAAGAATTGAGGCGATGTTCTACCGCCAAATAATGATAAAGCCTTTTGAAAAAGATTAAATTTACCTTGCATCTTTTCGATATATCTTGTTCAAATATACTTATTTTCAAAATATAAAATTGATTTTATGCAAAAAAACAGAATTTTATTTTGTTTAGTAGAACTCTATTCTTTGAACATTACACATTTCTGCTGCGCCTGTTAAAGCATCTGGCGCGTCATCATGCTTGTTCTTGCCCTGCGCTGTGTAAGTCTTTAAGGCTGTGTAAAAGTCAGCGTGATTGTGTTCCCAATTATAAGGGAAGTAGCAGTGCTGTTCTATCCAATGCTTGTTGGTTAATATCCTTGCTTCTTTGTTGGCTGTTTGGTGATACCATTCTAAGATGATGTTAGGGTGTCCTTTGCGGTCTAGTATTGATTGAACCGCTCTAGTGAATCCTTTCCCTCCGTTGTTGCTTTCAATCTTGCAGTACTGCACACTGTTCTTAATTAATAAGTCTGCTACGGCTGGCTCTGTTACCTCCATGCCTTCTTTGCTGTAATACACATCCAGTATAAACATTTCGCTATTGTGGATGGCAAACACTATGCAACAAAGATAATCGTCACCACTATCTGCAGTGTCTATGTAAGCATGAATAGGAAGTAATAATGTTTTGCCTTGCTCGTCTTTTGGCAGTTCGTTGTAAATCTTGAATGACTTATAAAGCCTACCTTGCACATCCATTGGCTGCTGGTGGTAGTTGGCTCTTAGTATCTCAGTAGCCATTTTCTTCTTCTTGTCGTTGTAATCTTCAAGGCTTAGTAAGTCGCTGCATAACATATTACCAGCTTCATCGCACACCTCCATTTTAAGCACATACCAATCATCAGGCTCTTGCTCTAACAACACACCGCATAAATCTTTAGTCGCCCACCTAGTCATGTTGATAATCTGAATAGAACCGCTTTCAAGTCGTTGTAAGAATGTATTAACATAAAAGTCATAGTGCGATTGTAATACCCTATCATTAAACGCCTCTTCTGCATTCTTTATAGGGTCGTCAATAATACCTATATTACACCCTACGCCCGTAACCGTACCAGTAAACGAAGAGCCTAAGTAGTTAAAGAATTGTCCCTCTAAGCTCCATAACTGAGCCGATGCGTCACCATGCTTTATCTTCGTTTTAAATACATCTTGAAAGGTAGTTTTGCTTTCATCTATGTTGGTCTGCTCGATGTTATTTCGTACAGCTTTGGAGAATCGCCCAGATAGAGTTTCATTATATGAAATAGTTATAACCCTATTCGCATTGTTCTTACCTAATGCCCATTCACAAAACTTAGTTAAACTAAACGACTTACCATGTCGAGGTGGCATATTTATCATTAACTTACGGTAAGGCTTTCCAGTCTTTTCATTGATTAACTTACCTTCGTATAATGATTGAAGCGTGTTTGATAGTGTTACTAGATGCTGGCGCTCATCTTTAAAGAAGTCTGGGTGTGTTAGCTTACAGTAATGCCAAAATGAACGCCTAGCTTTTTCCCTGTGTGCTTCCTTGATAATCTCATTTCGTAAGTCTGTCAAGTTGTTCATCTGTTAAACCGCTTACATTTATTACTGGTTGACCGTTGATGTCTTTACCATTGCTGCTCACATCTACTTTCTTAGGTAGGAAGTAAGGCAATAGTTTACTAAGAAGGTTAAGGTATTGCGATTCGTTTTCTTTACGTACATTTGAAAGGGCGCTTTTAACATTATCTATCTCGCCCTCCATAATCTCCATGAATCGTTCCTTAGCGTCCTGAGTTATTTTATTCTCAACACCCTTTTCCCTGCCTCCTGTTTTATGTTTACCCTTCTCAAATGGCATATTCTGTTTAATTCTATTTTAGAATGGTTGTTTTAATGCTACTCCACACTTATAACAAAACGTTTCTGCATGGTCTATTATAGACTGGCATACTACACATTTTATTATCGTTAGTTCGTTCATTATCGTTTAAATACCTCAATAGTTGTTTGTCCGTTTTGTACTAAAGTAAGTCTTATTTTTGAATTATAAAAATCTATATGGTAGTTATAGGTTAACCATAATAGAGAAGAACCGCTATAACTATATTTATCAACTAAGTTCACCGTTTGATTGTTTATGGTATAAGTTACTGACTTGTAAAGCGTATCATTGCTAAAGTTAAGTTTTACTACTTCGCTATTAGGATTGGCAAACATAACCGATTGATTTCCTAGTGAATCTCTAACCCATTCACCTTTTAATTCGCTTGGTGCGTTATTAGTATATGGTACTGGTGCTGGCTGTGGTTTAGGTTTCTTGCAGCTTGATAGATACATAATAACAAGTAAAGTAAATACCGCTACATTGATTAACACTACATAGTCAATAAACTTTGACACTCTTTTGAATTCATCGTTTTTCATTTTATTTAGTTTTTGATTGTTTACTTTTTTTTGTTCGTTTCTTTTTTACTTCTTTCAACGCCTCTTTAATGATGTTGGCGTAGTATTGTTGTTCTTTGCTCATTTTCTTTCTTTGTTACAAATTATGCATATTTTGTCCTCCACTCCGTTAACACATCCGCAAGAACAAGTCCAAAATTGGCAGCTATTATAACTTATCATAATTAATAGTGTTACCTTCCCATACTCCTTTTGGACAAACCTGCTCTGTTAAACTAGCTTTAGCCTTTACTCTACATCCGCACCCTCCTTTATCTTTTTGACACACGCCAGTATAAACACCTTTCTTCAAGCTGTAATCACATTTTAAACACGCTTTAGTTCGCTCACGCATTAACTCTTTGTTGATGCCGAGTATCTCGTTTACGTGTCCTTGTAATATGGTTACTATTTTAATCATTAAAGTTTAATCTCTATTTGTTCGTTTGGTAGTGGTATCGTAATATTAAACCACTCAAGCGCAAATCTTCTTAACTCTTCGTGGTAGGCTTCTTGTTCTTTCGTGTTGTTCTTGGTAGTGCTTTTCGGTAGCCTTACAAAGTCGCCAGTCTGTTTATTTATACTATCGATGTAGTTATACCGTTGCTTCATTGCTTCGTGTATCTGTTCAATCGAGTAAACCTCGCCCTGTGTATCAAAGAACCCTTTTTTTAATAGTGGGTAAATTACACCCCACAAATAGTTGTTTTGCTCTGTGCTTCGTGTTGCTTTCCTTTCTTCAATAGTTATCTTCACCTCCTTACCTTCGTATTGTTCAAAGGCTTTATTGATGCTCTCTTTATTCTCGATGCACTTACCGTTAACTATCTTGCTATGTATGGAGGCTTTCAATATCTTTTTTCAACAAATGTAAGATAACCTTCTTTTGGGTACAGGGGAATAAAATGCTCAGTTACTTTAGCTATTATATTTTTTTCCTCTCCTTTATCGTATGTAAGCTCAGCCCAAATAAATTTAGTGTGGTTAGGGTGAACTGCTATTATATCATTTTTACAATCACTTAGCTCGTCTAATGACCTAACATAGTGCGCAACATATTTTTTACCTTGTCCCATTTCAATTCAATTTACTTTGTACCTCAACTTCTAATATCTCTTTTACGTCCTCGATATATTCTTTGAGTTGCCCCGTAGCCTCACCGCTTCTTAGAATATTCAATAAGTACTCGGCTGGTACATCGCCCAACTCATAATCTTTGTATTTGCCGAATGGCATTAAATCGTAATCATCCATATCAAAAAAGTATTATTCCTATTACCTTGCAAATCTCGTCTAGTGATTCGCATTTATCACATTGCCCTTTCCATGCGGTGAAGAACTTCGCCTCATCCATTGTCAATCCTTTTTGGCTTTTCGGTTTAGCTCCATCTTTTAATTCTATTAAGAAATTTTTATTTTGATAGCCTAAAACCAAATCAGGAAATCCTTTACCCATCATTGAAGTAACTGCAACGCTCACCCCTAGCTTTCTAAGTTGCTCAACTATTAGCTTTTGATTGTCGTCCGTTCTCGATTTTAATCTCATATTTCGATTCCTAGTGGTGTTTTTAACAAAAATACTGCTCTTTCAATATACTCTATAAATTCACTTTCACTAATCATTTTTTTATTATTTTGTGAATATAGTATATTTTCTGTGTTTAAATCAATGTTATCTACACATTCAAAACTTTTAATATTCTTGTAAGTTTCTAAAAGATATTCATAAATTGCTCTTTCTGGTTGACCATCATTCAAAATTGATTCTGATAGCTTTGTTATTTGTATTTTCATTTTTCTTTTTTTTGTATATTTCTAATACTTCACAATTGCACTCCATACAAGGCATCGGTAATATTTTTTTAAGTGTTTCTCTATGATATGATGTAGATAAATGATTGCATTTTATATAATATTTATTCCATTCTTTTTCTCTGTTTATTTCTCTACATTCAATAGTGCAAAATTTCTTATACTTCCTATTTACAAAAAATTCTTTTCCGCAGACTTCACAATTTCTATTCATTGTCCTCAAACTTAAAATTAAACGATGTAAAAATCAAATGTTTTGGCGTATTTGTTGATTCAATCATTTTATTGGAGTTGCTTATTTGTACGCTTTTCCATTTGTGGTAAGAGCATACAACGTATGTGTTATCTATCGGTATCTCTGAATCTACGTAAGTATTTATTGAGCTGTGATGTAGCAATGTACCGCACTTTTCGTTAATGTACTTATAAGCACTAGCATAGTTACACGCAACATATTCAAGAAACCTTTCACCGTTTATAAGTCGGTAGATGTACGCTGGACGTTCTGTGTATCTCATTTCTTCAATTTTAAACTGTAAAACTTAACTTTTGATTTGAATACCGTTGTTGGTCTGCTTCGCCAGTAGTACCCAGCGTATTTCTCCCCGTTCGTTCTGCATCGTTCCATTATCCCATTACGCCAACAAGTTTTATCATCTTCGGTTACATCGAATTCAATCTCGGCTTTCTTAACTAAGAATTCAAGTGCTTTTTGTTCACCAATAAATGGCGTGTTATTCACTAGCTGACCTGTGCTGGTGTAAACGTAGATTAGTTTTTTATTTTCCATTGTGTTTGTTTTTGTTTGATTAATACTTTAACCTCATCTACCTTGCTAATCGGTACACGAAAAGCGATGGTGGTTGTTTTCTCGTTGTA